ATTCGCCGCCGGCGGCAGCACCAGGGCAAACGTGCTGGCCAGCGCCAGTTTTGCCAGTTGTGATGCCGGCATCTTGATTGTGGTGTCGCCGTGCTTGAGGGTGATCATTTCAGGTTTCATCGTGAGACCTCACTGGGGAAATTATTCGTCGTGGCAGATGCGAATGGCTTCGCGGTTGTAGGCGATCTGCAATTTTGCCGACACGTTTTCAGATATCTCGTAGGTGTGTCGCGGGGCGGTAAGCAGCGGCGCGGACTTTTGAGGCCCTAATGCATGAAGATGGTGGATCATCATCGTTATCGCCTCGCCCTGTTCCTCAATGCCGCTCCAGGCCATCAATTCAGCGAGCGCTTGGCGGGTGCCGGCCATGCAGTGCAGCCTGATTTCTTCCTCGCCGCGAGCCTTTCGCCTCGCCGATGTCTTTGCCGATCGGTCTTTCTGTTCGGCCGCCATGATCACCCCTGCTTGGCGAAGAAGGCCGGATGAGGCCCTGAAATACGCTTCGGGTAATCGATGCCGAACTTTGCAAGGATGCGGGCGAAGGTTTTGAATGTGACGCCGAGCTGTCTCATAGCCTGGTTACGCGAAAGGCCGATCTCTATGAAGGCCTTGATACGCTCGGCGCGCTTCTCGTCTTCCGCATCAGTGATGCGGCGGGGTCGCATATTGTTGTGGCCGTTATTGGTCGCCGGCAGGAATTTGAATCCGCCTTCCACAGCGATTCGCTGGAGAGATCGTCGAGGCATGCCGGTCTGCTCGACGGCCTGTGCGTAGGTTGTGGTTTTGGCCAGCTTTCGGATTCGCTCAATCTGGTCGGCCTTGTCCTTTTCCCGTTGAGCATTGCGCGCTTCGCGATCGATATCTCGCTGCGTGAGCTTGTCGATGTAGGTCGTGCTGGGCTCGGCCCGGTTCGCAGCCTTGACCACCTTCACGCTCGGCGGCGGCTCATGCCTCACTGGCGGCGGAACAAAACTCGGGCCCTGCAAAACCTCAATAGTCCCTCCTTTGTTCAAGAAGGCTTCCTGAAGCAGGGCCAGTTCGTGGCGTCGAGGGTCGAGCATCTGGATCATGGAAAGCTCGGTGCTGACGTATGCGTTCATGCTGCGATCCCCAGAACCCGATTCATGCGCTCATCGAGAAGTTCGTAGAAGGTCTTCACTCGTTCGCTGATCTTGCGGATCAGGACTTCATCGCGATAAACGCGCTTCACGAAAAGCGGCATACCAGGCCAGTAGCTGATGAAGTCAATCCATTCGCGCTCAGAAACCCAGAGCCCTCCCTGGCACTGGGCTACGTGTTCTTTTGGCACTTCGTCCGAGAGGATCACTCCGACTTGAAACTTCGGCAGTTTGGTTTTGATTTCGGTCAGGCCGTCTTTCCCGACCAGAGAGTCAGGCGAATAGCCAATCCCGTGGTTGAGGATGATGCCAACCTGGTGGGTCGCCACGCCTTCGCGGCTTTCGTACAGGCCGCGAGCAACCCCTTCCAGTTCATGCCCGCGCATAGTTGCCTGCGTCTGAAACGGAAGCTCGGCGGCCTCTTCCGTGATGCGCTCGCCGATCAACTGATCCATGTAGGTGAACGCTGCTACACCGAAACCAGACTCACCCTTGCCGCTGACCAGCAGGCAATCCAGTTCGGAGCAGGTAGCGATGCCTAGGCGCAGGGCCAGCCACTCGGGCGTGCCCTGCTCGATATCAGTGACGATTTTCATTTTGCGGCCTCTTCTGCAGCCTTGATGGCTTTATTGAGTTGCGCTACCAGGATGTCGTGGCGGCCTTTTGGCACGCACTCGACCGAACCGTATTCGCTAGTGAACCAATCGCGGGTCTTTTCGGTGCAGCGTCCGAGCAGTGCGGTGATGCCTGCTGCCTGCACTGTTGTGACATTGGCAGTCGGAACCGCAGCGTGCCCGTCGTCGTCCTCGCCGCGCGTGGTCAGGTTCAGGAGTGCTGACATGACGTAGCGTTTGCCGTAGCTGGTGGACGACCCGACCGCCTGTACTGCGTTCTTGCTGCCGCTGGTATCAAGCGGGAGCAGCATGGTCGTTTCTTCGCGGTGACCGGCTCGGTGCATCAGAATGCCGGTGACGCTCAGGCCCGCCGCGACGTTCTCCACCTTGAAGGTGATGGCGAAGCCGTGGGCCTGCATGATCGGCTTGATCACGTCGTTGATGTCTTCGAAGGTGGCGTAGTCGCTGCGCTTCTGGCCGTTGACCACGATGGCGCCGCGCTCGGCGATGCTTGGGATGTCGCTCTGCATGGCAGCCATGGCGGTGTTGAACTCAGCCTGAGCGTCACGCGCTTGCATCCGTTCGTGCATTGCCATCAAGCGCTCCAGCTTGTCGATGTCGCACGCGGGGTCGGCGGCAGCCCGACTGATGACCGCCATGATGTTCGTGTCGTTGGAGATTGGCGCAACAACTTGGCGGCGCTGCTCCGGCATGATGATTTCGGTGCCCATGCTGGTTTCCTCAGTAAGTAATCGTAATAGCTGGAATCTTGCGCTGAGCGATCAGGGTGACCGCCTGTTTTGCACAAGCCTCTGGCATTCCGGCGGCAATGAATGCTTCCAGCGCTGCCCGGTTGATCGACTTCTTGTGCTCAAGGTCGGCTTCGCGGGCTTGGGCCTGCTGTAGCTCAAAGGCCACGGCTGCGGCTTGGCGGGCCAGTTCATTCTGGCGAGCTTGTTCGACTGCCTGTTCCTGACGCTGCACCGCGGCGATGCGGTCTTGTTCGGCGCGCTGTTCGGCTGCCAACTGATCAGCCTTGGCCTGTACTGCCTGGCGCTCGGCTTGCTCAGCCTGGAGCTGCAGTTGAAGGCGCTGACGTTCGACCAATGCTTCGGCATCACGCGCTGCCTGTTCAGTGGCGCGTTGGGCTGCGGCTGCTTGGTCGATCAGGTCTTGCTCGCGCTTGGCGGCGGCATCACGTTCGGCCTGAGCGCGCTGCTCGGCTTCGATGCGGGCTTGCTCCGCAGCCGCACGGGCAATCTCTGCCTCGCGGTCACGCTGGGCCTGCGCTTCAGCCTCGGCGCGCAACCGGACCAGTTCGGCCTGCTCGGCTTCGTATTGCTGGCGAGCGGTGAGAGCGGCGCGCAGCTTGGTCAGCGTGGATTCCTTGGCCCGGGCGGCTTCGGTTTCGAACTCTTCCCAGTGGTCGCCCATCTGCACGGCTTCGACCGATGCGATGGATTCCAGCAGGGCGGAGGCGCTGACGTCCGTCAGGTCGGTGCAGAAGTCGTGGATGGCTTGAACTGCATCAACGTGCTGATCTTTGCGGGCCTGTTCGGCAGCCTCCCAGTCACTCAGTGGCTTTCGTGTTTCATCCCGCAGCGCATCCATGGCGTCGACGAACTCGCGCAGCTCAGCCTCGACCACCTTTGGCATTTCCTTCAGGCGGCGCAGGTATTCACGGCCAGGCTTCTCAACGGCTACCTTGGACTTGCTGACCTTGGCTGCCAGAGAGGCGATACGTTCGCGGCCCTTGGCAGTCTTGAGGTCAGGCACCTGGGTGCTGACTTCCTCCTTCACCGCTTGCAGGAATGGCTTCAGGCCGTTTTTCACATAGATGGCCGGGGCATTGGCTTCGCTGATGTCGTCGATGGTGACGGCAACTTGATTCGCAGACATGGGGAGTCCTTGCCGCCATGCAGGCAGCGTTTGTGGGTTCGAATTATTGAGTGATGTGTGCGGAGGCGATGGGAAGCTGGCGCGGCTCGCCTGTTTCCTTGAACAGGCTGTACTGCATCAACAAGATGGTCAGGCCGAAAGCGATGACCCAGTAGAAGGTTTTCATCTCATTTCCCCTTGTATCGAACCGGCACGAAGGTGTACTGCTCCTGCCCGTGGTGATGGACGCGCCAGTATTCAAGATCGATGCGGTTCATCAGTTCCTGGAAGGTGTAGACGCGGGTGGCGAGGCGTTTCATGCCGCCACCTTGCAGGTCCACCGGCCCGCGCTCTTGCATGGCTGGTCGATCCATTTCACGTCGACCAGAAACAAGAAGCCCCGATTTCTCAGGGCTTCGACGATTCCTTCAAATGATCCGGCAATGATGGTCATTCGTCATCCTCCTGCTCGTCGGTGCTGAACCTGTATTGGCAGTGCGTCACCACGGTGAATTCCAGGCTGCAGTTCGGGCACTCGACATCGTGATGGTCATCATCGGAATACAGGCTCCAAGCCTCATTCTTCTGGATGATGAAGTCCTCGCCGCAGTGAGGGCATTTAGGATCGCGGGTGTAGATGAAGTCCGAAAAACTGCCGTCTTTCAGTGCTTCCAGCCGTTCAGTGGTCATGCCGTACTCCTTGACCGATGCGCGATAGCGACATTCAGCCGTGCACAGTAGTGGTCGAACTCTTCAAGGGTGATCACGCCGCTCGTGTAGAAGCTGGTGATGTTTCGCAGCACCAGGGTCTCGTACAGCGCAGGGCAGGAAGGGTGAGAGAGTTCGTCGAGGTCTTGGTCGATCAGGATGTGAGGGCTCAAAATCCACACCTCCGCTCTGCATCTTCAGACTCGCGCTTGGCCTCGATGTACTCGTCAGCCTTGCTCTCTACCAATGCAGCAGCAAGTTTGTGAATGACCGTGCCTTCACCCTGGTGCGGGCCGAGCGCTGCAATGGCCCATTTGTACAGGCGGTCATCCGTATGGCCGCGCCGAACGATCTCGATCAGGATCTTCTCGACTCCACACTCTTGATCCAGCTGGGCCTCCATGTGGGTGACGAGGGAGCGAACCAGGTCGTCATGCCTGACCAGTTCGCGATCGCGGCCCCATGGGTTTGGTGCGAAGGCTGAGCCCTGATCCATGAGCGCTTCGACGGCTGTCAGCTTCCACTCGGCAAGGTCCTGCTCATCAATCGATGCTTCGTCGTCTTCAGGAGGCAACTGAGCATCGTATCTGGCCTGACAAATCTTCAATGCTGCGTTCATGGCTGAACCCTCGGGTACTGCGCTCGGTAGCGGCGCATGTAGCCGCCAGTCAGGCGCCGCATGAGTACCGCGTTGCGTTCCTCTTCGTGCCACCAGCAAGTGAGCCATTCACTGCCCATCGGGCCGTGATCCATGTACTCACAATCGCAGCGGGCATTGATGAGTGCTCGGGCTTCAGCCTTGCATGCTGATTTCAGGGTGAGGTAACGCCTTCCGCCGCCCTTGAAGACGACAGCCTGTGATGATGTGACGGGCATGGTCGCCTCCAGAGTGGGTGAGGGTTATTCGGTCGTTTCTTCAGCTTCCAACTTCACAGGGGTTATCGAGTATTCGTGATACGGCGGTTCGCCAGATTCATCATTGCGCCAAGTTTTCGCTTCG